ATATGTTCTATGTGCTTATCTTTTTTGCTTTTCTTCACGTTTTTTTCCATGTTAGTAGGCAAGCCTAAGATCGCGTAGGCAATCTTCTGCGCTTTCCCTTTCATACGTGGCATTGCTGGCATAATTAATCCCATTCTGGTAAGAAATAGCCACCAAGTGGAGGGAATTCATGATGTTGTGCTTTGGTCGGTAGATTAGCCATTGCGGTTTTATCAGCACGAATCATATTAAAATCAGCACGTTCTTGATTCCGTCGTGGATCCTGATTAGCTGACTTAATTTTTCCTGCGGCCATAAATGCCAAACGAATTTCTTGTTCCATAGAAACTCCTTAGACCTTCTTTGGTACCATATGTTTATCACGCAATCTATCATCTAACGCTTCTTGCTGATTAACGCCTCTGATAGTATCATCAAGACCTTCAGGCAAGTAACTTCCTGCTGACGGCCATGGTTTGATCATAACTTCCTGAGGAAGATTAGCAATTGCTGCATGATTTTCACGAATCATACCAGCATCATGCATTTCTTGATCACGACGACTGCTAAGTCCTTCGTAATGACCTTCAGAATGTTTTGGACTGTGATGAGAAGAATGATGTCTTTTTGCCATGGTTGGCTCTCCTTCGAAACTGCGATCCACTTTCGTGTCGCAAGGTTTAACCTCTATCGACCAACTAAAACCATTTTAGCCAGCTTGAGATCATAAACTTGGTTGCTGCGCCGGTTGTTGTTGGGCCATATTAAGTGCTGGATTCTGGGCAATTTGGCTGGCAGCAGCGTTTTCAACACGTTGGGCTTGCTCCATTTTGCCTCCAGCAGTCTCTTTGGTATCCGTCCGCAGCATGTTTGCTAAAGCAATCAATTTCTCTAAATGAACGATATCAAGTTGTTCTAATTCTTTCAATGCCCTTACTTTATCCAGCAGCCCTGCATCTTCGTCCCGCACCGCTTGTGCCCTGCGTTCAACAGCCAAAGCTTGGTTCTCTTCAACACGTGATACCCGTTCAAGACCAAGTCCTTGATCAGAAACTGCACGAGCACGAGTAAGTTCAATCTGCGCTTTCTGCATTTCAAGTTGAATGTCTTGAGCTTGTTTTTGTTCTTCTTGCTGTTGTTTTTTGGCTTGCTCAATGGATTCAATCAGCTCTTTTTTGTTTTGCATAGTCGACGCATTAAGTAGCATGTCATCAGGAACAGGGACTCCAGCTTCTCGCAAATGAAGCAGTTGTGCAAACTGCATTTGCTTTTGGGTTGCCGTATTGAGGCCTTCTTCAACCACTGCATCATATTTCCCAAACGCCTTATTGTAAAATTGTTGAGTAGGTTCTTCTCCTTCAAGAATCTTCTTTACCTTACCCGGCGTGAAGTTAGCCTGAATAAGATTAAGCATCAATTTACCAAGCATTTTTTGGGTATGATCAAGGTTATCAAATAAAATCTGTAAGGTGGTAAGACCCGAACCTTGCCGTAACATGGAAAGAATACCCGCTTTATCATCAGTTGCGCTACCAAGCAACTCTTCATTGACTCCCGATATCTGTGAAATCTCCTCACCAAGGATCTTCGATAGTTCAATCATCGATGGTGGAATTTGGGGAGCCAGTATCTGCTGCACATCAGTCATTTGTGCTTCATCTTTAAGCGCTAATCCGCGACCTTGTCCTGACAAGAATACATCTTTGGGATTAACGAGTGCAGATTCTTTATAAATCCATCCCGAGTTGATTTGGGACTCGAGGATATCTAATTCTATTGCCTTACGGCGATTATATAAGTATTGGCTATCACGTAATCCTCTGACAACGCCCTGAATACGCCACGGGAAATAAGGCATTTGTGGATAGTAATAGGCAAACGTTGGTACGAATGGATATTGATCGATCCCCATTGGCTGCGGACCATCGTACATTACTTTCCCTTGTACAACGACTGCAAGTTTTACCGTAGGAACGTCAGATTCAATAACGGTAACCTGTGGATACACGCGTAAGAATTGCTTTAAACGATCCTCATCTTGGGATCGCCATTCTTGTGTCTCACCAGTCTGCGCATCAACAAGCAATTTCTGGGGACGATAATCTCTATAATAATATTCATCGTATGTTAAAAGATTCTTCATACCGTAATTGTAGGTCTCAGGCATGAATTGGAACTTACCATCACGATTTGATAATGGTTCAAGACCAACAATCATTTCAGCAGAGTCAGGAAGCAGTGAAATACATTCACGTTTAGTAAGATATGAGCGCTTCCAGATCGCATTGCAATCAGATAAATCAGCTTTCTTAAAGAATGGATCGATCAAAAAACTATTGTATGAACAGTTATCAACCTTTATATTCCCACTCACTGGATCAGATCGATAATCCATCCATACCTGCAGTAAGTTCATCCCGGTAACGAGTGAACCCCTAAAAGAATCAGATATAGTTTCAAGAATACCTTCTTGGTTATTAATCCACATTAATACTTTGCTAAATTGATCTGCGGTTTCATCATCAGCATTCTCGACGCCAACAACAATGGTCGACTTCCTATTGTTTCTCTGATGACCATCGATCATGTTAACGACGCGAGCGATCCGATTGAAATTAAATTGTCTCCGACGATTGGCAGGAAGATTACCATAGATATCATTCCATAATGTCTGATCACCAGCCATAAACCGTGTATCAGTATCCGCCTCTCCCCAGAAAGATTGATTGATAGTGATAGATTCAGCATAAAATGCCTCCATTCGAGACAATATCCCTTTATCTTTTTCATCATAATATTGGGGGGCGAGCTGGGGGAAGATCATCTAGTTCTCCTTTAATCATTTCATACTTTCAATCCTAGTCTAGAATTACTCAAATATGATATCAAGAAGAATTACAATAAAGGAGGCATAAGTAAAGACAACCACAAATCCACTTATGCCCTCCTATGAATAAAACGCCTCAGTTAGAGCTCTTATTAGAATAGCTACTTCTGTTGTGTTCTTCGAGGAAGTTAAAGCCCCATTCCATAAGGCAATCAGCATCATGACGGAGAGGATTTAATAAAGACAGTAAATCATCAACTGATTTAGCCAGATCAACATAGATAGAGAATCTTTTATCGTAAGAAATAGTTACATCGTCTTCAATTTCGTATACACATTCTCTTAATGAATCCAGTTGATCCACACCCCAATTAATGACATGTCGCTCAAGATCCTCAAAAGACATCTTCTTCTTTTCTCTCTTCTTTGCTACCATAACTGCCCCTACATATCGTTTGTCTACAATCTGCACAAATTGATTCAATTTCACGATAAACCAACGTTGTAACAAACTCATCGGTTGTGTTAACTGATTTTAGATTATCAGTTTTATCGGCTAAATAAAATTGATTATTTTCGGTGTGCTTTTGAGTACGATAATGAGGAATAATGAAACCACGGCAGTCACGCATTATTAATAACCTTCATTATTAAACATCCTTGGCAAATTGCTCTCGCTACCATATAATGCTTCACGGTATCGTCGATCAAGTTCATCAGGAGAGGTACCATCTTTTGTTTTTGGTAGTGATATACAGAGATAGCGCATCGAATCCGCAAAATGGGAGGACCAATCGTGCAGTGGGCAGCTTTTATATACCTTGCGTTTCACATCATACTCTTGGCGGTAATTCTCAAGAGCCTTTAATAATGGCTCGCATGCTTTTACATCAATCCATATTTTCCCTAAAGAGGATCGAACCGATTCAATCCCATCTTCGATAGAAACATCTGGTGCTATCGTAAAGCTAATTCCTAACTGTTTTGCTTTCTCGATCCGTGTCATACCAGAACCAAACTCACGAACGCGTATATCATGGGGCGCAATATGTTTTCCGTAGGTGTACGGCTTCTGCTGTAAGATCTTTGCATAATGCTCAAGACCTTCTTTATTCTTTTCATACACATCGATTAATCGTATCGCCTGACCAATCACCTGAAAGAAGATAATACAGGTATTATCGCGTACTCCCAAGTCCCATGCAGTATGTACTTTGAACCCAGGCTCCCAAGGAACCATGCCAATTTGATTGTTTACCCGCATCCTATCAAGATATTTTGCGTAGTAAGAACCCTCGACACCCATGGTAAAACTGGTATAATACTCTTGTTGAATTAAATCTTCGCTCATTACTCCTTCTCTGCGTTCTTTTTCTATTTCAGAAAGTGGTATGTGATTAGTGTCTTCAATGGTGAGTTTATACACAAACCATTCAGGAGAATGAAGGGCTATCTGATACAGCTGCCACATATGATTTTTACCCCGAGGAGTAGAGATAAAAAGTGCCCAGCCTTGGTTCGCCGTCAGAATCGGTCGAATGTATTGATATGCCCTCTCATCCTGCAGTGCATACTCTGAGAATACTACTCCTTGTGGATTAGTACCCATCAGAGAATCATAGTTATCTGAACCAACTATTTGGAAGAGAGACCCGTTTTTAAAGCGGATCTTCATCTCCTGTCCATTCTTGGAATCTATTAATTCCTCAGGAATGTAATCTAAAATCCGTTCACCCGTGCTTGTTATTGAATCCCAAAGGATTTTCTTACCCGATGCGTAGGTAGGAAATATGTAAAATATTACACACACTTTTCTTAAACAAGCACGAATGCACAGTTGAAAGGCAGTCATGTCCTTACCAGCTCGCCGAGGCAAGATAGCAAGAACCTTTTTGTAACCCTTATTCTCTATCGCATCAAGAATAGGAAGTTGATAGTCTCGTGGAACAAATTTATTCAATCGTATCTTCGTTTCTACGTTCAGGACAGTTTGCGTACCCGCAGCTGCAGTGTTCATATTTGCATTTAGCTTCATTGCATGCATAGTGTTTCCTTAACCAGTATTTCAATATATAGTTAATAACCAAAAATATCAGACAATGGAGAATGAAATTAAAAACCAAACACATACACCACATTATTCCCGATACTGTTACTGGTATTCTCCCTACAAATGAACACATCCAGTATATCCATCCGACGTACGAAAATTGCAGCACTCCATGCCGTTTACGATAACACCACGAGGATGCTTCTGTACGGTTACAGGTAGTTTTATCACACTCATAGTGCTCTCTTAACCAGTATTTCAATATAAAGTTAACAACCAAAAAAGTAGCAACGTGGAAAATGAACGACATCATTTGTGAGCCAAATGCCATTGTATATGAATAATGCCTCTCCAATCTATAGCACATTATTGTTGCTGGTACTAACACTAAAAATGAATACAACCAATACATCCATCCAACAAAGGTAAACTGATCTATACAATGCCGTTTACGATAACACCATCTATTATTGTTCATCGAGACTATCTCCTTTTATGAGTTATTCTTTTTGTTCGTCAAGACCTTGTATTGCCCTAATTGATCTCTTCAATTCATTATCACCAGATCGTCTATAATTAATACTTTTGTCACCAAAACGAGCAAGTGTTTTTGCATGTTTTTCACTCTGCGAAGCCATTTCTTTTTTTATAAGAGCAAGTTCTTTCTGTTTTTGATTAAGCTTTTGATTTTGTTCACTTTTTAATATTTCTTCATGGAGTTTTGAAGCATTTTCTTGTATTTCTAAGTTAGCAGCATTGACCTTTAAATTCTGTTCAGCATACTCTAGGGCTTTTTGTCGATCTTCAGTGAGTTGACGCTGTTCTTCTTCTCGTGCCGCTGGCCCTCCTTTTAAAACATCAACAACTTTCTGAAAACCAATAGCAGCACCACCGCTACTTGCAGTGAAAACAACTCCATTCACCGCAATATTAGCAAGCTCTTTTGCTCTATCCGAATTACTCATTTCTGCATCATTCATAACGTGCGCAACGCTCTTTGATGAACCAATAGTATTTGCCGCGCCGGATATTGCTATCTTGCCTAATCGTTTCGCGTGGTCAATCGTAGCATTTAATGCACTGTACGTCTCCTGATGAGGATTTGCGACCTCCGCAGAAACAATCGGTTCTACAGCTGGCGCATTAAAACCTCTGGTTGTTTTATCATCAGTACCTTCATTTGATGAACCAATAGAAGCTGCCGCTCCTGACAGTACTACTTTAGTTGCAGTTGGCGTTGAAGAAACAGCGGCATTTAATGCATTGTACGCTTTCGTAGCTGCAGCAGAAGGATTTGCAGCTATTGCAGCAACAATCGGTGCAGCATATGGTGCCACAAGTACGGTAGCAGATCCAGCTACAGCTCCAATCGCAAAACTAGTAGCATCCTTTTTAAACTTCTGTGGTGTTCCGCTTACTCTACACATGCTTCTCATAATACCCCATCCACCACTATATTTAGAATCGCATGTTTCCTCATTAGCAGAGAAGATCAATGATGATACGCAGAGTAATGACAAAGATAATAATTTATTCACAGTTAATCCTAATTTACTTTAATACTATTGTGATTGTTCAGAATAAGATTCATCTTTAAAAGAGATTTCTTCGTTTCGCTGCTTTCGGCGCTTCCTGTGGAGCTACTTGAGGAGCTGCTGCTTGAGAAGCTAATTTCTTTTGTTGAGATAATTCAAATATCTGACGCAGTGATGGCGCTGCGACTGGAGCAGATTGCTGAACCACGGGCGCTGCTGCCTTTGGAGCCGCTTGAACAGCTTTAGGAGCAGGAGCCGGGGCTTGTTTTACGGGCGCTGCTTTTTGAGCCGCTGGCGCCGCTGCTGGTTTTTTAGTTACCGGTGCTGGTGCCGCTTTTGCTGCTGCCTTTGGCGCTGCAGCAGGTGCTGATTCTCGTTTTACAGGCGTTGCTCCCTTATAAGCACCGGATTGAACTGGCGCTATATCATCATATACAGCGCTATAAATTTTACAGCTATCATTCCCACCTGTGCGCTCAAAACGAGCCGGTTGTGGTGGTGTATAATTACTATCCATATTCACTTTATATGCTCCATCTGCACCAATTGAAAGTCTAGGATCAAGAATACTGGATTCCCCCCAACCCAAAGGATGCCTTGATAGTGCTGTGCCCCCCAAAGCACATTCCGCCTTAGAAGTCGGTGCCGGATCACTACCAGTATATAAATCACGAACCATTTGATCATTTATCTCTTGCTCTCTTCTATACTGAGCGCCTCTACAATCTCTACA